GGGAACTACTTCGGAAGTTCCATCGGTGAATTTGACTGCAATGGTGGCTTTACTAGAACTACTTATTGAAAATTCGCCACCCTCAATATCAGGAGTGAAAACCATCGGAAGTGCCTCAGTAATTGAATTTTGCTGAGACACGTCCGTTGCTCCTGTTGCATTTACCGAAATTTGCGTTCCAGTAGGGAAAGTTGAGGGTTTTTGAACGTTTCGGATGTCCATCATCGGTGGTGGACCAATAAGGAAGAAAAAGTTAAAGTCATCGCCGGCTGCTTCAAATAAATTTGAAACATCGGGTGTGCTACCAGTGTTGCGTACTCTGATGCAGGTTCGTACATCTCCATAAACAGGAGTTTGAGTTGTATTAACCACATCACAGCGAACAGCACGGTAGTAGGGTGTTCGTATTTCGTAAGCATTCGAGACTTGTTGTTGTTGTTGAAAAATGGGTTGTCCATAAGAAAGTGCTTCGTTGACTGGATCTTGCGGGGCAAGTTCTTCATCAAACATAAGAAAACTTTCTACAATCGAGGCAGGTCGAGGAGGAATGAGTTTGAGATATGAGGATCCGCTATAAAAACGGAAGAGGAAAGAAACCATGTACCAAGGAGTTGGTAAAACATAGTTTTGAAGATTTTTCCGGGACATGGTACGCATACCAGTTGTTGGATTTTCATTCATAGTACGTGTCTTTAATCCGACGTAGTCGTTATCTCTGCGAAGATTCGCAAAGTAACCAAAACGCTTCATAAGAGATCGTAAACTATTGAAATATTCTCCAGTAGTTTGCGCAGTCACATCTCGGGAAGTGTGAGAGGGCACCAGAAGATTTTCATCTTCTGGTATGAAAACAGGTCCAGTATCAGATTGAGCATGTCGGCTCTGATAACCAGGAGCCAGAGATAGCGTTGGTCTAGCAATTTGATAATCATCGCCACCACTATGAGCTATGTAAAATGTTACAGAGCCAGGAACAGTAGGTGGGTTAGATAAATCAACTAGTGAATAGATAGCTATACATCCGGTTTTGGTATCGAGAGTTGTTGCATCAGGTCCAGGGTTAGTTTCATTTGTTGTTCGTTTATAAGTTTCACGCCAAGCAGTATTGGAAATGAAAGGAGCAGAAATTCGAAAATTGGTTCTACCCATTTCATCTTGACGATCTTTTAAATTACAAACAACATTATAATTTGTGTTGAGAAGTTCGCCTAAAACAGCAGGAACATCAGCGAGATTCGTTTCGGGAAGAAATACAGCAGCAAATCTTCCTTGATGGAAACCAGTTTTGACTACGAATATGTCATAATTGATTGTACCACGCCACAGGGTGCCAAACATACTTGCGTATGAAAAGCTCCCCATGAACATAGTTTGCGAATCCGATGATTCTCCATACTGATATTCAGAAAGAGGGCTAACTTCCCAAGCAGTTATTAATTTTTGATCCTTGAATAAACTAGAATCAGCAGTTTTTGCATGGAAGTAATTTGGTCTTCCAAAAATATAACTTAAAGCCATTTCATCCTTGTTCTCAGGCACAAAGGAAGAACCATCAATACCATTGTCTTGTAAAAGAGCAAGAGTAGTTGAATCGTCCTTTCCTTCAGTATGAATCAAGTTTGAAGCGGGTTTAATAATAGTAGTTTGAGATGGTAAGATTGATATCGGTCGAGAGTATCCATAAGAAGCAGCTGTATTTGAAATAGCTCTGGAAACCCAAGCAACCGATGCAGCAACTTTACCAATAACAGGTACACCAGATAACACATCGGCCACCATAGAAACACCACCAGATAGCTTAGAAATAGGGCCTTTTGCCGCAGTTTCACCATTGTCAGAACAAGACACTGGAGATACTGCAGATTGGGCGTATCTATATCCTTTGCTTTCAAGGCGTTTCATTTGTTGGCTGTCATTTATCTGTGCTATTACATCATTATGAGTAGGTACAAAGAATTGAGGGTTAATGAATCTTGCGAACACAGTATATTTTGCAGTTTCTATGGTAGTAACTCCATAGAGGGCAGAAAATCCATATAAGAAGAAAGTTCCGAATTGATTAGTAGCATCTCCAAGGTTAAACATGTCATAAATATTTGCATAAGGGCAAATAAGTTTGACGCTGTTACCCTCTTCAATGCTAAGAATTTTGTAGGGACATGAAGTCTGGGAAGCTAAAAATCTAGTGCCCTTCCTGCGAAAATCACCAACGTTGTTGTAGTATGGATTATACACCAACATCAGCGCTCCTTGCAAGAATGGTTGAGCATTCAATTTCACTTCAACTTCAATATCTGCTTTAAAATATTGGTAGTTACGTAATTTAGATACCGCAATTTCTGATTTTTCAAACAGAGCTTGCGGAAAATCATATTTTTGCAAATAATTTACAGTATCAGCATCATAATCAGCAGGTTTAAGTCGGATAGGAATAGTTGGATCTGAAGTAGACCAACTAAAAGTTCCAAGATTTACAGGTCGTTCTAGAATTGTCTTTATTTCGTGCAGGGTCGTGTCATTTAAGGCCATTTGCATGGAGGTTGAAGCCATGGGTGTGGTCAAAGACGACATTTGTACATCAGTTAATAAGGAGCCGCGAGTTGAATCTACGGCAGTATTTTGTTCGTGGTCATAAGAATCGGTAATCATGTTATACAACAGGGGTAGATGATTATTCTCCCTGAGGTGGAATGCTGTATCTCCAGAGCACAGCAACACTCTATAATAAATTAAATAGCAGTTCAATATTGAGTATTTCCGTTCGTCAACAAAGAAAGATCACATTTAAAGTTTTTGAATTACCATAAAGGAGAATAAGGAGAGATTGCAAATCTATCGCGATTGTAGCGATATTCTTGCATCCACTCCCAATGGGTTGGAGTAGTGACTCTCAAACCCTTCTCATGGCAGGCAGTTCGAATTTTATCCACCCAGAAGTTGTAAACATCTTCTGTGTGGAGCGAGAGTTCCATAATTGCGCATTCACAATTTTCAACAGTAGCAGAGCGTAAACTTTTGCCACGAATCCAATTGGTTATTTCCAAAATATTTGTCAGTTCCATTGGAGCCAAGTAAGTTCCGTCCATTTGAAGAGAAAATTTCCTTTTAAGAAAAGATACATCTTCCAATGTACGAAAACTAGCTACAGTTCCAGTTTTTGTTTCGTCAGTATATGTCATTCCGAGTTTTGCTAATGCAGCGGTAATGGTATGTTGATTAAACCAGTGAAGTATCGTTTTGCAGATACTCATTAGGCCATCATCGCCATACACATCATCCACTACATATTTTCCATAGTCACAAATCATAGGGAGTCCTTGTTCTTGTTTCAGTAATAGATATGCAATACGCATAACTAGTAAATGATAAAGTGAATTTATCATAACAGTTATGGGATTACCAGATGGATTTGAATGAGTTTGTCTTATAACTCCATCTTTAACTAAAACGTCAGCGTTTGATATATGCTCCCACAAGGTGATAATAGTGGCATATATTTTCCAATTAATCGTTCCGTCAGGTTGTCGAGCAGTCCAAAGGGCAATTCTGCGTCCAATCATGGTTACAAGCTGTTGTAGCATGCAACCATCAAAATTGGCAAAATCACCAGCAATCAAGTTGTTTCCTTTTGTTAATAATCTGTGTGCAAGTTTAGTCCATTCCAGGGAATATGGATTTATTCCGACACACATTCCATTATCAATTCGATTTTCCATTAAATGAGCTGCAAAGCTCAAAATATATTGGCGCAAAGCAATAACGAGATGTTGAGGACAAGCCTCAAAAACTCGTGTCTTGCCAGCGTCAACTTTTGCAATAGGTCGTTTTTCATCCTTGAGAGTTGCAATTGATATAGCATCACCACGAATATAATTCGAAGCTTGCTCTACCAATTTTGTTACGTCGTTTTTGAGTTGTTCGTTTGTCACATCGTATTCTTCTCCAGATCCAAGCCAATGAGTTTTACCTTTTGATGGGTTATCCTTATTGTATGGAAATCCAGGCAGCCTTAGCTATTGTAAATTAGCTTTAGGCCCATGATTTTGCGTCGCCGGTTTTCACCGGTTTTGCGTTTCGGGTGGTCTGGCAATCATGGCTTTTAGTACAGCTTTAGACCCATGACTCTGCGTCGCCGGTTTTCACCGGTTTTGCTATTTTCGGCTGGTCTGGCAATCCTGGTCTATTTTTGCACAAGGAAATCCGGGAAATCCTACCTAAATCCCCTTCCGAACGGGTTAAACCTGTTTGTGGGGTGAGGAAAGATAAAATAAGTCTTTCCATACCACCAATAATGGGGGATCTCGTAATATGGTTCCTAATACCGGATTACTGGTAATGTGCAAATTTTGGCTTTAGACCCATGACTTTGCGTCGCCGGTTTTCACCGGTTTTGTTCAGGTCTGATCTATATGACTAGCGCACTTTCATACTTGCTTTCGCTACGGCTTCCTTTACCAGTTAACCTCGCCATACAGACAAACTCCCTAGCCCGTTTTTCAAAACGTACGCTGCAAGCCTTTCCTTGCGGTTAAGACCAGCAGCAAACTGTAACTAATAGATTTCAAGTCTTTTAACACTCTGTTATGAGTTCTTTTCAGCTTTCCCTCGCGGTACT